GTCTTTGGCAACGGTGATTTCAGCAATCGCTGCTGCGTCAGACTTCGCTGCGGCAAAGGCAAGTGCAAAGTTTTTCTTGAGTTCTTCCACATTTTTACTCTCCTCGATTTGTTTTACAAAGTATGACACATCCGGTGCGTCTTGCTCAGGGCAGTCCTCTCCCGAATATATGTACAGGCCCAACCCGTGAAACGCGATAGCCTTGGCTAGGCAGCGCATGATCGCCGTATTGACCTGGAAAGCGTCAGGATTGGCGATTGCCTTGTTCCGGTGATCTAGAACTGGCAGTTGGCAAGGAACCGTCTTGTCAAACATCGTGACCTGAACGAACACCATAGCCGTGTCGCCAATCTTGCAGTAGGGAGTATCGCCAAACATCTTGACCTCCCAGTTAGCCTTGGGATCGGCCTTCAAAGCCTCTTGCCAAGCCCATGCCCACGACAGATATGTAAGCCCGTTCTTCTTCTCTGTGTGGTCGTTTACATTGACCTTCAGTAAATCTACTGCACTCATCACATCATCCTCCGTAGTTGTTCGTACTCGTCAAGCGCCCCAAGCAAGCATTTTACACCAGCCTTTACATAGTCAGGATCTTGCTTGGTATCCCTAATCATGTAAGCAATTGCAATAAACTTTGAGTGGTTATATTTCATCTTCTCCAACACCTCCTCAAGTTCCATCTCTTGCTGCTCTAACTCCTGCTGGTAATGTTCTGCATCAGTCATTGTTGTACTCCTTCAGCAGTTCTTTGATCTGATCCTCCAAGTTGTACACAACGTCATATGCGTCTTGTAACTTCTCCTCTAACCTGTCGATCTCTAACGAGATCTCACGCTTGCGGCCTGTAAGTTCTGGCGGCTGCAACCAGGCTTTCTCTTGCTGTGTGTTCATAAGTTCTCCTCTTGGTGACCACGACTCAATCTTACACAAGTGGCAGAAGTTTTGTAAGAAATTTGACTAGGAGTAACCCTTAGTTGTATAAACGCAACATGAGCCCAACCCAAAGATCTCTAGCCTACCTTCGTGAGCAGGGTTACCGCTGCTGGATAGTCGAGCGCTGGTGTCCCTACTCTAAGCGCCGGATTGACCTCTGGAACTGCATAGATATTTTGGCTATCGGGAACGGGGAGACGATAGGCGTACAAACCACCAGCCGTGGAAATGTTGCAGCGCGGGTTAAAAAGATCGAGGAGAACGAGTACTACCCAGAACTCATCAAGTCTGGCTGGAAGGTACACGTTCACGGGTGGGGCAAACTAAAGGCTGGCTGGACGCTAAAAACTGTTGAACTAAATTAGATTCGTGCTATCCTAGTGGTGTCGGAAGTGACGCTCCGGCATTTGGTAGGAAGAAAGAACCCTCCTGTGGGGGCTTGTAGTCATCGTCCTACCCGATGCTGGCCTGTCAAGCCCAAGTCTCCACACGAGGGTTTTTGCATTTCTGACCGCTTACTTGTCGTCGGCGAAAGACGGCAGGGCAGGTAGGCGATAGGGGTACTGTGGGCAGCGTTGGAATACCCTAACCTGGCGGCGAAGTCAGCACCAGAACGCGAAAAGGCTGACGAGTCCTGTGGCTCCGAAAGTGCAGGTAAAGGCGGACGAGGCTAAGGCTAAGTCCGTCCACCAAAAGTGCAGGTATCTTATAGGTATATATATGGATAGTAGAGAGAGTAGGAAGAAGTTCAGAGAGTGGGCGCGTCAGGGTAAGTACCGACTAGAGATAGATGACGACGGTTATTACACTAGTACCCACACGCAATCCGCGTGGGACGCTTGGCAAGCGAGAGGAGAGATAGATGGAGGAGTTCGAGAAGTTCTGGGCAGCGTATCCCAGGAAGGTAGCGAAAGCAGAAGCGCGTAAGGCTTGGGCGCAGACCGCTAGTATCCGACCGGATACAGATTCGCTCATAAAGGCTGTGCTGTCTCATTGCAAAACAGAGCAATGGATGAAAAGCAATGGCGCATTTATCCCTCACGCAGCCACATGGCTCAGAGGCGAGCGTTGGGAGGATGTGTACGAGGTTTCCTTGCCTGACGTTGTAAACGACAAGCCTTGGCATGAGACGGCCACAGGCATAGTACGAAAAGGTCAAGAACTAGGCATAAGTTCCGACCAATTCGAACACTTCCAAGACTTCAGGACTGCGGTAATGAGAGCCGCTATGAAAGCCGCATGATCCTCACCAAGTACAACCGTGAGATCGCCCATCAGATGATAGACGCTGCGGCAGACGGCATGGTTCTGGAGATCAAGGCTTCTAAACGCTCGCTAGAACAAAATCGCTACTACTGGGCAATCCTTGGCGACATCTCTGAGCAGGTCGTTCCTGGCCGCGATTACGAGCCGTCTATTTGGCATGAGTATCTGAGAGGACTGTTTCTGTCTGAGCGCATGATTGAGTTGCCCGACGGTAGTCTGAAGATGCTAGAACCTAGCACCGCAGAATTGAAACGCGATGAGTTTACACAGTACTTAGAAAAGGTTATAAAATGGGCGCTGGAGCATGACGTAAAGTTTTCTGACGAAACGAGGAGATTGGCTTGAAGTACTTATCGGTGTGCGCTGGTATAGAGGCTGCGACTGTTGCTTGGCATGGGTTTGGCTGGCAACCAGTAGCGTTCTCAGAGATAGAGAAGTTTCCTAGTCAGGTATTGGCTCATCACTATCCTGACGTTGTAAATGTGGGCGACATGACTAAATATAAGGAGTGGGACATTGAACGACCAAACTTGCTTGTGGGAGGAACCCCCTGTCAATCATTCTCAGTCGCAGGGCTTAGAAAAGGACTGGATGACCCTCGTGGTAACTTGGCACTCGTCTATTGTGGAATTCTTAACCACTTTCAGCCAAAGTGGTTCGTCTGGGAAAACGTCCCAGGCGTTCTGTCAAGCAACGGAGGACGGGACTTTGGTTCCTTCCTCGGGGCGTTGGTCAAACTCGGGTATGGGTTCGCATATCGAGTGTTGGACGCTCAATACTTCGGAGTGGCCCAAAGACGCAGACGTGTGTTCGTTGTCGGATGTCTTGGAGACTGGAGAAGTGCCGCAGCGGTTCTTTTTGAGCGCAACGGCCTGTGCAGGGATATTGCGCCGAGCAGAGAAAAGAGGCAAAGAGTTACCCCGGCAATTAGCACAGGCGCTCCATTCAGTCGTACAGGAAATGAAAGAGTAGAAGCAGATGCAATGATTCCAATGTTTTGGAATGGAAATGACTACGCAGAAGCGTTAACTAGAACTTCTGACGATCAGCGTATGCCTGACAAAGGTCGTATGCAAGTGGTTGTTGAACCAATCGCTTTCTCATCAAACATGAGCGTTCCTGATTGCCAAGAAGATGTATCACCAACGCTAAAGTTAGGCGGTCACGGTGGTGGCAATCCTCCAGCAGTTGCACAACAAATGGCAGTTCGCCGTCTTACTCCAGTAGAGTGCGAGCGTTTACAAGGCTTTCCTGACAACTATACAAACATAAAAGAGAAGTGTCCTGACGGGCCTCGATACAAAGCCTTGGGCAATAGCATGGCTGTACCTGTTATGAGATGGATCGGACAACGGATTCAGGCAGTCAATGACCAAAGATGAAAAAAATTATCTCTCTCGTGTGGTCGAACTCGGATGCGCGGTATGCAGACGACTTGGCTTTAACGATACGCCGTCTGAAGTCCATCATCTTCGGACAGGAACAGGGCGAGGAAGGGCTTCGCACTACGATACGATTCCACTTTGCCCAGAACATCACAGAGGTCGTACTGGAATACACGGACTCGGAACCAAAGGATTTGCCAAGCACTACGGCTTTACCGAGTTAGAACTACTAGAGGAGACAAAGTGTTTACTATCTCGCTGACCTTCTACAACGATCACGAACACTTAGACAAACACCTGCAAGAGTGGGAAACCTACCCATACATCCAAAAGCAGATCATTGACGACGGAAGCGAAGAACCGCCGTTTGCCAATGTTCCCATCTACCGCATAGAACAAGACATCCCGTGGAATATCCCAGGTGCTAGAAACCTTGGCGCCGCCGTATGTCCGACCGAGTGGATTCTGTTTTGCGACACAGACCAGACGTTCAGCAAGGGAAGCATAGACGCGATCCTGGCTACCAAACTAGAGCGCGGTAAGTTTTACTCATTCGTGCGCCACAACCGTCCTAGAACCGCAGGAACCTTGCTAGTGAACAGGCTCGACTATTGGGCTGTCGGAGGTTATGACGAGGACTTTGCCGGTTTCTATGGATACAACGATCCGTATCTCCGGCATCTCCTCGAGCGCAGCGGGGTCAGAGAGTTCACCCTCCCAATCCTGTGCACTCAGCACAATGCAGACTGCGTCCTCACCAGAGTACCGAACAATGAAGGTCTCTACTACGAGAAAATCAAAAAAGGTAGAAGTCATACTTACCTGCGCTTCCCTTGGAAAAGAATATGAGAGTCCTGATTTATACGTCTATTTTCGGGGATTACGACACGCAAAAGGTGCATCCTGCACAGACGATAGAAACGGACTTTATGAACCTAGATCTTTTGCATGAGGAACTAGGAGATAACCCCAGGCTTCAGGCCAAGTACTACAAGGTTGTTCCGCACCGTCTCATCGGCAACGGAGAGCCTTACGATTACCTTATCTGGATAGACGGCTCCATCCAGATCGAATCGGCCTTCTTCGCCGAATACATGATCTCCCAGGCTAAAGACTCTTGGGCGATGTTTAAGCACCCGTGGCGGGACTGCATCTACGACGAAATCGCAGAGGCCCACAACATGAAGAAGTACCTAGATCAGCCAATGATTGAGCAGGGCGAGTGGTATATGGAAGATGGGATGCCAGCGCATTGGGGGATGCCTGCCTGCACGATTATTTGCCGGAACGCAAAGAACCTAGAAGTGATGGCCCTGGGCGAACTCTGGTGGCGGGAGATCCTGAAGTGGGGAATCAAGGATCAGGTGTCGTTCCCCTATGTGTTGTATAAAAACAACAGATCTGTGAATATCTGTGACAAGCCACTTTTTAACAATGGAATGTTTACAATACACGCTGGCCATAGAGCGGGGGAGTACGAGAAGTGCAAGCCATAGTCATCTGCACAACAAAAGCGACCTGTTTGCCAGTCATGCTGGCTTCTATAACCTTCTACGTCCCAGAGGATGTAACCGTGTTTCTGGCTGGCTCAGACATCGTTCTGCCCCGCCATCGTACGGTGAACCTACCTAACCATGCCAAGAACTTTGGAGAGGCGTACAACGCCGCTATGGTGGCTGCGTTTGAGGAGTTTGACGAGGTTGTAATCGCTAACGACGATGTGGTGCTGACCCCCTACACATGGCCTACGTTAGCCAAAGAGGTTTTGCAGTTAAAAAGGCAAATCAAAGACCTCGGCTATGTCGCCTGCCGCAGCGATTACGCTAGAGGATACCAGAACATTCGGGCTGGTGAAGGGCCGATGTCCTTCTTCCGCTATGAGTCTGAACACAAGATTATAGAAGTTGATGTGATCGCTCCGATCTTTGCTTACATACAAAAAAAGGACTGGATCTCGTTCCCACCGATCAACTGGTATTCGGACGACATTCAATGTCTAGACATGAAAAGCACAGGACAACGCCACTTTGTATCTACGGCGTATGTACACCACGTTGGAAGTGAGACTTGCGGTAAAGACGGCTTGAAGTGCATACGCGACGCACAGCCCTGGATCGAGGAGAACCGACCGGAACTTGCGAAACTATGGTTCAAGAAGAAAGACTGAAAAATTGGGCGTTTTATTGCGCGTGGGGGCAGGTAGGCCCAGAGGTTCGTACCCGCTGCGCTTCCGCAGAAGGGAACTACGAATCCGAAGATGTATGGGAGGGCGAGGAGCCTAAGTACGAACCAGATATGCTGGACGGCCAGATCATTGAGGACTGTGTAAGGGTTTTACCCGATGTCAGCCGCAGGGTTCTGAAGGCAAGATACATCCAGTATCCGTATAACCTTACACATACGGTTGCACAGAAGTTAAAGATGTCAACAAGTAGGCTTGAGGAAGAATTATCAATTGCGAGGAGAAGATTACATGAACAACTCAGCG